TGGACAAACAAAACAGATGACCAGAAAAAAAGAGCATTAATATCAGCTACGAGATGGATTGATACTTTAGTTTTTTATGGAGACAGATGTGATGATAGTCAGGCATTAAAATTTCCAAGAAATAACTATCAGGTAGATGGAGTAGAACTGGCTTGTACTGCAATACCAAACAATATTAAATATGCACAATATGAGTTAGCTAGAGCATTGGCAAATGATACTGATGCAATCACAGGAACTACTGGAAAAGATGGTAATTTTAGTGAAGTAAAGTTGGGAGATTTACAAGTTAAATATAATACTGATAGTCAGGGAACTGGATCTATAAATAATATTTTAGATGTTTATCCTTGGTTACAAAGTTATTTAGGAGCTTATATGCTTGGTGGTGCAGGTAGTTTTCAACTTAGGGTGGTTAGAGGATAATGGCAGGTCAATTAGATTCATTATTTAAAAATGCTGCAAAAACTGTAGTAGCACAACTTGGTGCTTCTTTAGATCATGATATTACCTATACAAAAAAGGCATCTCCCACCTACAACACTTCTACGGGAGCTTTAACTACAACCGATACCAGTTACAGTATTACAGTTCCGATATCTTTTGTTCGTTCTGAAGAAGAAGGGGCACAAGAAATGAGGGAAGCTAAGTTATATATAACTCCTGATCAGATAGGAGATAATCAGGCAGATTTAGATGATGAGATCACGTTAAGTTTTGGTGGATCAAATAGAGTTGCACAGATAGTTGACATTGATACAAAGAAAGGTGGACAAGTTTATTTATTTATTATTCTTGTGAGATTCTAATGACTATAAAAACTTTAAAAGAATTATATAAAAAAAATTCAGACTTGGATAGAACAATATCAAGAGATTTTAATACCTTAATAAAAAAAGTTCATACTCAGTTATCAACAAAGAAAAGAAGTCCTGTTTATACAGGTTTCTTTGCTTCAAGTTGGATAGCTCAAGGTAGTCCTGTTAGAGCAAAAGATGATATTAAAAAGTTTCAACCTTGGGCTGGTATAAAGCAAGAGGCAATGACAGCATTTCTAGCTGGAACTGGTGGTAATGCTCCTCGTAATCCAGTTATACAACCCAGATATCCTGTAAAAAGAGTTTTTAATTATAAAAGACCTGTTTATATTGGTAATAGAGTTGAATATGCAGTATATGCTCTTGAAGGAGGTAAAGTTCAATTATTTATACAGGGATCTTTAGGTAAAATGATAAGTGAAACCATGACAGATAAAGGTAAATTATTTGTTGGTGGTAGCACTACAGGTGGATTTGGTTCTTCACAAGGTGGTGTTAAATATACGGAGTTTTCTAAATGACCTTAGTTAATGCAAGAGCAGCTTTTGAAAAAGCAGTAACAGATGCGGTTGCAGCAGCAGATAATACAGTTGAAATGGTATATGACAATGTTCATTACACTACACCAGGAAAAAGTACAAAATATATTTTAATGAGTTGTGATTTTACACAATCAACATTACAAAATCAAGGTGCTAGTTCAGATTATTATGCTGGTGTAATTCAATGTAATGTATATGTTCCTAAATCAAAAGGCACTTCAGTTTTAGCTGCTATTTCTGAAGCAGTAATTGATGGTTTGACCTCTGTTAATGCTTCTGGATATACAGATACTTTTAGTTGTACTCCTAGAGTTTTAGATGTAAATGGCCCTACTCCTTTGGATATTGAAGACCGAAGTCATTTTGTTGGTGTAATATCTTGCCAATTCTCTGCAAATGCCTAGTATACTAATATAATATTTAATTAATTTTATATGGAAGCTATTGAACTTCTCAAGAACAAATTTGGTGTAAGCCAAAGATATATGTATGAATTGAAAGAAGGAGATGTAACAGTTTTAGAGATTTATTGGAATCCGTTAACTATTGCAGAAAGAGAAGCAATTGTTGCTAAATCAACAGATGGCATAAGTTCCAGTAATGATGAATTTGCATTAAATCTTATGATTACAAAAGCATTAGATAAAGATGGTAAAAGATTATTTCAAGATGGTCATAAAGCATCTTTAAGAAGAGAGATAAATGCAGGAGTTTTGCAAGATATACAACTTGCTATGTTGAATTCTGGAGCAGAATATAAGTTGGAGGAAGCGAAAGCAAATTTAAAAAGTTAAGAACGATTGGTTTTTTATATTTTTTTTAGCAACTGAGTTAGGAATGACGATACAAGAACTGACTAATAAAATTACTCAAGAAGAACTTGTAAATTGGGTTGCATATTATGAGTTAAAAAAAGAATATGAAGATAAAGCATTAGAAAATGCTAAAAATAAATCACGAGCGAGAAAACCATAAAAGAGGTACACTAAAATAAAGTTTTATTTTTAGGTCGAATCTCATGGCAGGAGAATATGGTGTAAATATAAAATTTAGAACCATTGGATTATCACAGCTTGACAAAGCAAAAGCAAAAGTAAAAGAATTAGAATCAAGTGTAAGTAATATAAGAAGTTTAGATTTAAGTAAGGCAATAAGAGGAAAAGTCGGAGATCAGATAGCAGAAGCAACGGGTCAAATTAAAAGATATGCACAACAAGTAAATAAAACAGGCAAAGTTGTTGGACAAACACAGCAACAACAAGAAGCAGCAGTTCAAGCATTTAAAAATTTAAGAAGTCAAGTAAAAGTAGGTGGTAAAGATTTTGATATGTTAACTCAAGCAATAATTAGACAAAATAAAGCTATAGATGAACAAAATAAAAAATTAGGAATTAATCAAAAAAAGAGAAGAGCCGATCCAAAAGGAAGAGGTGCAGCATTAAAAAGTGGATTAGTCAGTGGTGCATTTCCTCTGTTATTTGGTCAAGGGCCACTTGGTGGTGCTGCTGGTTTTGCAGGTGGTTTTATAGGAACACGAATGGGTGGTCAGATGGGAGGTTTTGCAGGAGGTCTTGCTGCAACTGCGATTCTTCAACAACTTACTGAGATAACGAGAGGTCTTAATGAATTAGGAAGGGCTTTAGATCCATTTACTTTAAATATTGATAAAATTAACCAATCATTAGGTCTTGTTAATACTCCAACAGGTGAATATTTAAAATTATTGGAACAGACAAAAGGAAGACAAGCAGCTTTTAATGCAGCAATGGCTGAGATGGAACAAGTTGTTGGTAAAGATGGAGTACAAGCATTACAGAATTTTGGAGAAGGTACAAAACGTCTTCAATCTGTATTTAGTCAATTCTTAACAAGAATAGCTGCAACAGCAGCAAAAGTTATTGCTGGAACAGGAGAAAGAAAACCGGGAAGTATTAGAGGTTTTGAAAGAGCATCACTTCTTGGAGAAGCTAAAAAAAGACGAGAACAAGATTCAGAATTAGATGCTTTGTTTAAGCAATTAGAGGGTAGAGTAGGCTCGGCAGAAAGAGAACGTATTCAAAATTTAATTATCAGTAATCAATTACAAAAAGAAGATTTAGATCTCTTAAAATTACAGGAATTACAATATGAACAAATAACTGCAAGTGTTTTTAAGAAAAATGAATTTTTAGAAGAAGCGATAGCTAAAGGAACAAGAGAAGCAACAATTCAAGAAAAACTCAGAGAATTTGATGAACAGGCAAAAATGGCAAAAGGTGGAATTTTAGATATTACTTCTAAACAACATCAAGCAGAAAGACAATTATTTGAAGATGCTTTAAGATTACAGGAAGAATTACAACGAGTAAATAGTTTATATCAAGGTATAGCTTCCACAATACAATCTGGTGTTGTTGATGCTATTGAAGGTGCAATAAATGGAACTAAGACTCTTGGTGATGTAGCCCGTAGTGTTTTTGGAGCGATTCAGAGACAGCTTATAAACTTTGCTGCAACTTCTTTCTTAAGATCAATTCCTGGTATCGGTGGATTTTTTGCGAATGGTGGTGTTACCAAACCTAATAAATCATATATTGTTGGAGAACGTGGGCCAGAACTATTTACCCCAGGAGTTACAGGAAGAGTTACTCCTAATCACGAAATGGGTGGAGGATCTACAAGTATTGTTGTTAATGTAGATGCGTCTGGATCTTCTGTTGAAGGAGATGAAGAAAGTGGCAGAGAACTTGGCCTTGTGTTGTCAGCAGCGATAGAATCTGAATTAATTAAGCAAAAAAGACCAGGAGGTTTACTTGCATAATGGCTACCTTTCCCTCAATTACACCAACATATGGACAGCAGAAAAGATCCGCACCATTTACCAGAACAGTTCGTTTTGCTGATGGTTATGAACACAGAATTTTATTTGGCCTAGCACAACATCAAAATCCAAAAATTTACAATTTTACTTTTAATGTATCAGAAACAGAGGCGGATGTTATAGAAGCGTTTCTAGATAGTAGGGCAAATGATAGTGATAGTTTTACTTTTACTCCACCAGGAGAGGGTTTTACAAAAACAGGAACTTACTCTCAATCTGGCACGACCTCTACAATTACAATTACAAATCATGGTTTAGCTGTCGGTGATGAAATTACTCTTGATTACACCTCTGGAACAGCAGTTGATGGTGTTTTTGTTGTAGTTACTGCTGCTGATAGTAATACTTTTACAGTTACGGCTGCTGCTAGCCTTACCACCAATGGAAATGTATCAGTTACATTATCTGGTGCGAGCCAGTATGTTTGCGAAACTTGGTCAAAATCTATACCATATAACAATAGAGCAACAATTCAAACAACATTTAGAGAGGTGTTTGAACCATGAGTAGTTCTGTTATTAGTGATCTTCAAAAAATAAATCCATCATCAATAATTGAACTTTTTACATTACAACTCAGTAATAGCTTACATGGTGCTACTACAATCTATAGGTTTCATGCAGGAAGTAGCCTTAAAGAAAACGGAGAAATAGTTTGGGCTGGTAATACTTATCAAAGATTTCCTATAAAAGCAGAAGGTTTTGCTTTTCAAAAAGGGCAGCTTCCAAGACCTACATTAACAGTAAGTAATGCTCTAGGAACTATAACCGCTATTTTGCTGAGTGTTAATGAAACAACAACTGGAAATGATCTTACAGGTGCAACTGTTACTCGTATTAGAACACTTGCTAAATTCTTAGATCATGCGAATTTTCCTCAACAAAAAACATCTGTTACAACACTTTCGGCAGACCCAAGCGATGCGGAAACTGTGACCTATACAGTAACAGTAGTAAATGTAGATGGAGTAAACATTTTTGCTATAAATGGTGTTAACAATCCTGTTATAACTTTAAAAAGAGCTTCAACTTATATTTTTGATCAATCAGATAGTTCAAATAGTGGACATCCTTTTGCAATTAAATCTGATGCTGGTGGTGCTCAATCAACAACTGTTTCTGGCACGGCTGGAACTTCTGGTGCGACAGTAACATATCAACCAGCTTATCCCTCCGCACCAAATGATTTGAGATATTACTGCACAGTTCATGGTAATGCTATGGGTAACACAATTACAATGAATGACCCAAATACTTTATCTTCAACTGCATTTACTAATACATTACAAGTAAATCCGTTTGGCACACCTGATCCAACCGCAGAATTTCCTCAAGAAATTTATACGATTGATCGTAAAGCTAGTGAAAATAGAGAGGTAGTTGTTTTTGAGCTTGCTTCAGTTCTTGATCTAGCTGGAGTAAGAGTACCAAAACGTCAATGCACTCGTGCTGAATTTCCTTCTATTGGTACAGTAAGCGGATGAATTGGAAAGAGGCTGCACTTGCTCATGCGAAAGACCAAGATCCTAAAGAGGCTTGTGGTTTGCTGCTAAATATTCGAGGAAAGGAAAGATACTATCCTTGTCGTAATCTTTCAATGACAGATCATCAATGTTTTATTCTTGACCCAGAAGATTATGTAAAAGCAGATAACCTGGGAGATATTACAGCTATTGTTCATAGTCATCCTGTAACACCTCCTGTCGCTAGTCAGGCAGATCAAATTAGTTGTGAGCAAAGTAATTTACCTTGGCATATTGTTAATCCAAAAACAGAAGAATGGGGATATTGTGAGCCGTGTGGTTATAAACCACCTTTATTAGGTAGACCTTGGGTTTGGGGTATTACTGATTGCTGGTCATTAGTAAGAGATTGGTACAAAGAAGAAAGAGGTATTGAATTGAGAGATTGGGAAAGACCTGTTACTCCAGAAGAATTTATAGAAGATCCAATGTTTGAAAGATGTGCATGGCGTACAGGATTCAGACAATTAAGACCACAAGAGAAACTAGAAAATGGAGATTTATTGTTTATGTCTATATTTGCAAATGGGTTAAATCACGTTGCTTTATTTTTAGATGGTGAGGTATTACATCATTTAACAGATAGACTTAGTTGTAGAGAATCTTATTCTGAATGGTTATTAAAATGTACAGGAGGGAGGTATCGTTATGTTGCGTAAAATAAAATTATATGGAGAGCTTGCAGAGTTTGTAGGACATAAAGAATTTGAAGTACAGGTTGATAGTCTTGCAAAAGCAGTTAGTTTTTTAGTTAATAATTTTGAAGGTATAGATAAATTTATGAATCCAAAATACTATCAAGTAAAAATTGGTAATTATGATATTGGAGAAGAAGAGGTAAATTATCCTATAGGACAAGAAGATATACATTTTATTCCTGTTATTAGTGGAGCAGGAAGAGGAGTAGGAAGAATTGTACTAGGTGCTGCATTAATAGGAATTGGAATGGCAAGTGGTGGAATAACTTTTGCAAGTTTTTTTAATCCCGCTGCTGTTCCTTTTGCTCCAGGTTTTGCTTCAGCAGGATTACTTACAAAAGCAACAATTGCAATAGGTGGTTCTTTAGTTTTATCTGGTGTAAGTGAAATGTTGTTTCCTTTGCCAAAGCCAAAAGAGTTTAGTTCAGAACAAGACCCACAATTATCCTTTAGTTTTTCTGGAACACAGCAAACAAGC